GCATCGTCAACGAACGGCTTCCCGCAGTCGTCGCACTCGGCCACCCAGCAGACGGCATCATCGCGCTTCACGCGGGTCCGGTCGTCAGCCCGGCGCTCGGTTTGCAGGATGGCGAGTTCGGCGCCCGCCTCGTCGGCACTCGGGAAGTGCAGGATGCTCGCCTCGTCGTCCCCATGCGGGTTCGGGTCGAGGATCCAGCAGCGGTCCTTGAGTTGGCGGATGGTCATGATTCCTCCTCCTTGCCGCCTAGCGCCTCCAGGGCAGCCCGGTAGTGCTTCCTGACAGCTTCCGTACCACTGCCCGCCACGGCGGCCCTCAGGGCGTTGAAGATGGCCGGGCGGTGAGTAGTGAAGGCGAACAACTGGGCGCGCATCCGGATGTTCTCCAGGCCCGCGTCATGCACCGCCATCGCAGCGACGACAGAGGCCATGGAACGGTCGATCTCCTTCAGGTGCTCCGGCCGGTCCTCCCACGGGTCGGGGATGAACGACGGGCGGTCTCCCGCCTCGGCGGCACGGTCGACCCGTTTGCGGTGGAGGGCCTCGGCGTAGCGGTCCAGGGCGGCGTCATCCATCGCGAGCCTCCCCGAGGTAGGCACGGGCGAGATCGATGGCGTCGTGCTTAACCTGAGCGAGGCCTGGATAGTCCCTGGCGAACCGGGCCAGCGACTCCAGCAGGTCACCGGCCGCGAGGGCCGCCTCCGGGCGCCAGGAGGCGATGTGCTCGAACGTCTCCTTCTTCGCCGCCAGTTCGCCGCCATCCGACTCAAGCACTGTCGCCTCATCGGCTCCGGCGATGCGGACGGCTCGCGTCAGGCCGTCATCGGCCGGTCCCCATCCGTCGCGCATCGTCCACGGACCCCGGGGCGCGGCTAGCGCCCGCGCCCTCATCGATACCGCCGCCCTCAGCAGCAATGCTCCCGAGCTCTCAGTCTTGCCGTCGTCGCTCATCTCGGGTCTCCTTCGTCGTTGCGGCTGTCGCCCGCCGTCCTGGGCAGGCAGTCCTCGCACAGCCGCCCTCCCGGGTAGCAGCGCGCAGGGCGGTCCTCATGGCCGGGTGTCATGCACGTTGTCGGCTCGTCCAGCGGGGTGTAGGCGGGGCGGCGCGGCGGGGTTACGGTGCTCACGCTGCCGCCCTCCTTGGTGTCGGCCATCCTGCGGCCTCCTGGTCCCACCAGCACGTCCACTCATGCCCCCGCTGGCACCTGTAGAAGGCACACAGGCTCCCGGGGTGATCCGGCTCCCCGGTGACAGTGAGCGGCTGTGAGGCGGCGAAGTCGAACGGGTCGCACTTCGGGCAGCAGTCCGCGAGGGGCGACGGGGCGCTCACTCCTGACCTCCGATCGACGAGGTGGGGGTCCATTCGGGGTCGACGAACCGGGCGTAGCGACCCTGGAATCCGACCGTGGCGATGCCGCGGGCACCGTTGCGGTTCTTGTCGACGAGGAAGTCCGCCTCGCCCGCCCGTGATGACTCGGGGTCGTAGAAATCGGGCCGGTGGATCAGGATCGCCACGTCGGAATCGTTCTCGATGGCGCCGGTCTCGCGGGCGTCTGACAGGGCCGGGCGCTTGTCCTGCCGGTGCTCCGGACCCCGGTTCAGCTGGCAGGCCATGACCAGCGGGATGCGGAACTCGCGGGCGATGTCCTTCAGGTCGGAGACGAGCTTGGTTACTTCCCGCTGCCGGTTCTCCGCGCCCGGCGGCCCTTCCATGAGCTGCACGTAATCGACGATCGCGAGCCTTGCCGGGTCGCGGCGGGCCATGCCGCGCAGCACGGCGCGGATGTGCGGCGGGGTGATCTTCGGCGCGTCGTCGATGATCAGGCTCGAGGTCGCGAACCGTTCCTGTGCCGCGGCGATCCGGCTCCAGTCCTCGTCGGTGGCGGTCTTCTCCGTGATATGGCTGAGCAGCACCCCCGCCTCGGCGGCGAGGAGGCGGTCCATCACCTCATCACGGAGCTGCTCCAGCGTGAACAGGACGCAGGGGATCTGGCGGCGCAGGCCCGTGTACCGGGCGAGGTCTTGCGCTACCAAACTTTTCCCGAGCGAGGGCCTAGCAGCCACGGTTACCAACTGGCCAGGCTTGAGCCACGGGACCAGGCGGCGGAGCTCGGCGTACGGGAACCGGACCAGGCCGGGCGGGTCGGGAGACTCCAGCCGCTCGACCGTCTCCTGGAACAGGCTCGCGGCTGTCGCGGCACCGGACCCGGCGAAGGACGGGGCGGCGAGGGCATCCTCGATAAGCTCGCGGATCATGTCGCCGCGTTCGTCGGCGTCGAACCCGGGGTCGGACGCCAACTGCCGGACGGTGACCAGCGCGTTCAGCACGCGCCGCTGCCGGGCGGCCCGCAGCACCGTCGCGGCGTCGCCCATGTAGGCGCTGGAAGCGCAGGCGTACAGGCTGGACAGGATGATCCCGGCCTGCCCGGTGCGCCAGGTGCCCTGCTCGGCGGCGACGAGGCGGGACAGGACCGCGGAGAACCGGGACTGCACGACGCCGGTCTCGTCGAGGCCGGGGGTGTTGCGGTCGGCGAGGCCGCCTTCCTCGGTGAGGTAGCGGATGGCGGCGCAGACCGCCTGGTGCTGGGCGGTGGCGAAGCAGTCGTCCCGGTCGAGCACCTCAAGCACCCGCTCGGCCGCTGCCCGGCTGGCGATCATCGCGCCGAGGACGGCGCGTTCGGCGAGCTCGACGTCGGCGGTGCGGCCGGGTGCGAGAATCTCTTCCGGGTCGTCGAGGATGGTCACGGCTGCCTCCTGCGGTCGGAAGCGTCAAGATCGACGACGAGGGCGCCGTGCTGGATGCGGCTGGAGATCCTCGGGCCGAGCAAATCCCGTAGCTTCGTCACGTTGGACGTGAGCGCGATCGGCCGCATCTCGGACCAGCGCTCATCGACCAGTTCGCCGAGGTGGTCCATGTCCCATTCGGACAGGCGGACGGAGGCGAGGTCGTCGATGGCGAGCAGCCCGGCATTGCAGTAACGGGTGAACTCGCTGGGGTCTGCGGTGGCGGGGGCGATGATGCGGCGGAACCGGGCGGCGGTCGTGACGATCACCGCGCCCTCGTAGCCGTGGCGGACGGCCTCCTCTGCCGCGCGCCAGAGCGTCCAGGTTTTCCCTGAGCCGACCGGGCCGGTGAGGATCAGGTTCTGGCCGATGCCCTCGGCGAGCATTCCCGCCCACCCTTTCAGGCGGGGAGACAAGTCGCCGGGGATGGCGAACTGGGCCGGGCGGTTCTTCAGGAGGTTGCCGACGAGGCGCTCGCGGCGTTCGGATAGCCAGATCGCAGCGGCTTCTGCATTGATCTCATCGGGGGTCATATGACGGTTGCTCCTTCGCCGTACTGCTGATCGGTCAGGGGGTCGGCGGCACCGCCGCGGGAGTAGTCGCGGCGGTGCGAGGTGCGTGATGCGAGCTGGGGATGGGCTTTTTCCTGGCGGACTTCATGAACGAGGTTTGCCAGGAGGCCGGGCCCGAGTTTCGGTTTTGCGCGCAGCCGCGCCAGCGCCTCACGGATCTCATCGGGGGTGACTTCGGGGTCGCCTAGGAGGCGGTCGATGTGCTCGCCTGTTTTCCGTGCAACATCACGCGGCAGCGGGGGGCGCACTAGGCGGCGATGTTCGTCTAGGAGCGAGTTGCCGAGGAGGGTGGCGGTGGCGCGGCTGCGCGCCTCGCGCGCTCCCCCTCCCTGCTCCCCCTCCCTGCTCCCTGCTCCCTGCTCAGGTGTGAGACCCTCCGGAGGCTTCCCGACAGTCTCATGAGACTCTCCCGAGGGGGCCTGGCCTGCGCCAATGGAGTTAACGCCGTTTACTGTCATGACCGTCTCATGAGACTGTCCCGAGATGCTCACGACAGTCTCATGAGACGTTCGCAAACACGCTGGAAACTTCGGGACGGCGGGGTGCTGAGGCCTCTGATGGTCGGCCCAGTTGACCGAGTGGAGATACTGTCGGCCATCCGGCGCGGCGAACCGGCACAGCGATCCGGACTGGACGAAAATGTCCAGCCACTTGTCGATGATCTCGGGACTCAGGTCGTCATCGAGCGGGAAGCAGTCAGGCTTGATCAGCCGGGGCTCGTCCACGCCGTAGCCGTGATCGTCCAGGTATCCCCACAGGAGCACCCAGAAGTAGCGCACCTCCCGCGGCCACTGGGCTGCGGTAAGCGACGTGCGCAGCTCCGGCTTGACGCTCCTGATACGGGCCACCCGCGATGCCTTCCCGTCCTCGATGCCGATTGATGCTGCGCCGGACGGGAAGCCGCCCGGCTTAGTTACGCCGGGCCGTGCCCGGCTGGGTATCGCAAGCACCACAGTACACGTGCGCACGTATGGTCCGCAACACTTGCGCAAGTCCTATAAGACATGCCATAGTGGAGACGTGTGCACGTGGTGTGTCACCATGAGGAGGTGCCAGAAGAGATGCCCGCGTCAGTCCAGGCGTACAGCGAGTACAAGCAGACCGATCTTGACGTGATGAAGATGCGGTTCCGTGCCCGTGCGCGTCTCGGCGCGGTGATCCTCCGCGAGCGGACAGCCGCGAAGGCCACCCAGGATGAGGTTGCCGCCCAGCTCGGGATCGTGGTGAACCAGGTGCGCCGCTACGAGGCCTCTTACCGGCAGTGGCAGAAGGAACACCCGGCCGAGCCGCTCGACTAAGCGCCCCCCGGGCATGCGAGTGCCGCCCGTGGTCATCCAGCCGAGACGCGAGGAGCAGCAAGCCATGGCCGTGAACATGACCCCTGCTTCCGCCGGGAGCACCGAGCCGGCCGCCACGTTCACGATGAGCCTCACGCGCGGCTGGGACAAGATCATCACCGAGGACGGCGGAAGGCCCCTCGCCGCGGGTGACGCGGTGTTCCTCGAGGTGCGCCGTCCCGCCGTCCTCGCCGCCGGGCCGTCCGGCTGGACTCGCGTCGGCGGCAACTTCTTCTGGAAGATCATCGGCCCGCCAGGGCAAGAGCAGCCGCCCACGTTCTACGCCCCGTACGCGGGAGAGTGGGAGATCCACGGCTACGCCGTCGCCAGTGCCGAGATCACGTCGTTCGATGACGGCGGATCCGCCGTGGACTGGACGCCCTGACTTCCCCCGGACGCGCCTGTGCCGCCCGTGGTCCCGGGCGGCCATACTCCAGCCAACTGTCATCGCATCACGCCACTTCCCAGAGCGTCGGCGGCATCTCCCGCTCCGTCATCCC